ATGAGCGGCTCAGGACCACCAGATGCTGTCACAGCAAACTCGCCGCCTGATGTACCCACAATCAGCGCTCGGCTTGATGACAGGTAACGAATGACGTTTACCTGGTTAGATCCAATCGTATAGATGAGCGCATCATCGGCATCAATGCCATCAGCAAAATCCTCAAAATCACCGGCAACACTGAAGAACAGCGTCTGCGGCTGGGCTGTGGTATTTGCAAACACCAGGCGTTCTTCATAGAAGGCTATGGCTGATGGGAAGCCAGTGGTTACAGAAAAAGCGCCCAACGCAAAATCTGCATCGGCCTCAAGATCGGCGCTGATTGTAATGCTGGCACTTGCCGCCTCATCCACAACATCGACCGATGGCGCGAACAGCATGGTGTCCTCAGTCACCTGGACGATCAGTTTGTTGGACTGATTGTTGGCGCTGGTGCTGGCCCCAGTGATAGTGACCTTCATGCCTTTCTTGAAGCCCTGTTTGACAAAGCTCGCAGTCGTGTCTGTGACCCGGTCATTATGCTCAAGATCAGTGGCGGATGGATCGCCCTCATGAAACGCAATAGTGCTTGCCGTGTAGCTCGGCATCAGCTCGGTGCGCCGCTCAACATTCTCTTGGACTGCGGCTGTGACACTAGTGGCTGAGCTGAAGGCTGTGATCTTGGCAAAGCCGTCATGCAGTTTTACAAAGCGCCCAACATCCGTAGACACAAAGGTATCTGCTGATGCTGTGATGGTCACGCTGCCAGTCCTGGCGCTGGCTGTAAGTGTTGTGTCTGTAATGTTATCGTCCTGCATAGGACCGCGCCTGAAAGCCGCCTCAGTGAATGTCCAGGCGGTGTCGCTGGTGCGCGTGATTTTGTAGACTGGGTGTGATGGATGCACGATGTACATCACGTCAGCGGACTGCACGAACTTTAGCTCGGCGAGCTGTGAAGTTGTGTATACAGTGGTGACCTCCACAGGGCTGCCGCTAGATACCACTGTGCCGCCATCCTTGTGGATTCTAAAATATTGATTGCCGAACTCTAGGATGTAGGTTTGCTCGACGTTGAACTCGAACGGTATAAGTCTGGCTTTGTTTGCGCTGGTTTTGACCTCTCGCACGAAGATTGTGCCGGGTCTTCTACTTGCACCGCCGTGCGGATGCACGGTGAAATTCTCTAACTTTTTACTGCCCTGGAAATATTTGACGATATCCGTCCGGCCATCGAGCCGGGGCGATAACTCGCCGGCAGTAAAGTTATTTAGGGCTGGACTGGCCTTCGCCATCAGTATCTCGCACGTATAAAGGTATCAGCTTCCAAGGAGCCTGCATCTGCCACACTGGTGATGCTGGCCGGTGTGCCTTCTGTTGCATCAACAAATCGCGCCTCACTTAGCTTAGATGCATACAGGCTGTTCAATGTATTTACGAGCTGCGCTGAGCCGACCAGCGCATATGCAGAATCTGCCGCGAGCGCTGTTGCCAGGCTTTCTGTGAGCAGCGTGTCGTACTGCTGTGTGTCGGTCACGCGACCTACATAGATAAGGTTTACGTCGCTCTCATCTGTGAGGATTTTGCGACCTTCGACGCGATAGATGATGTCGTGATAGTCCAGCGAGATGACACGCAGGCAGTATGGATCTGTGGGCAATGTGAAGGCGTTGCCAAACTCAAAGGCTGGCGCTTCACTATCTGCCACCAGCTTTTTGCGTGTCATTAGGCAATTCCAGGGATGCGCGCGGAACACCATGTCACGCACGAACGGGAAGCGTTGATTCAGTATCCGGGCAGCCTTACTGTCCTCGGTTAGCGCCGTGATGTTTGACGCACCGATCTGGTTCAAAGCGCTGTTACAGATGTCAACGACCGATGCCATTCAGATCCCCTTATGAGAAAAGGGGGCAGCCTGTGCTGCCCCCTCGTAGGTTAGTTAACGACGTAGAGCATCGTAACTGCGATAGAGCCGGTGCCAGCGGCGCCGCCCATAGTCACAGTAACGGTCTTGCCGTTCTCGTTTGCATCGACTTCCTCGCCATTCAGCAGCGCGAGCGTGGCAGCGATGTCCACGATCTGTGCTGATGTTGAGGCTGCTGCGGCCTTGTATGCAGCAGCGGATGCTGAGACGGCGGTGCCGTCTGCCTTGGTGTGAGCCGCAAAGCCCACAGACAAAGTTGTCGATGAACCCAACGCATCGTGAGCCAACTGGCCCTGGAGTATCCGAGCGCCATCAGGCAGGGTGAACATTTCGATCACGTCTCCCGATGCCAGGCTCGATGCCTCATAGGTGCCGTGAGCAACGCGGACTTCACCGCTCAGCTCGTTGGCTTTCACGAAATCAGAAGGGTCGTCCTGAGTCAGCGTGGTTTGCTGGGTGCTATATACTGTAGCCATATCTCATACCCTCCCTATGCGCTCTCGTCACAATCAATTTGCACAACCTTAGCTTCCTCCATCCGGGTCGCACCAAAGGTGGCGCAGTAGTAAACCTGGGTGGAGTAGCTCTTGTCGGAGCGCTCATCGATGCGTGACATGACATCCTTGCCGACGGCCAGCTTGATGCCGTCCTCGGCCCATGCGAAGCATGTGCGGATGTTACCGGATTTACCGAGGCGGGTACTCATATGGAACTGGAAGCCCATAAATGTGTTGACCTCACCCTGGACCAGAGCCTTGACCGTGTTAAAGTCAGAGCTGGTTACAGAGGTGGTGTTCAACAACGCCTCGATTTGATCAGGCCCAACGGCGATATGCCGAGGGATCGAAGGATCGACAGAACCGTTGTCGAGTATCTTCTTTGCCTGGATCAGTTTTGCCACAGTCAGGTCAGCCGAGCCGTTGGCAATCTGGTTGTCGGACAGCATTGCTGTGCTGGTCGAACCTGTTTTGCCTGTCTTGGATGATCCCGTTGCAGCGGTGATGATGGCATCGTCCATCGCCCTTCCCATTGCAGCGGCTGCTGCCTGAGCATAGGTTGATGTCGGATCGATCAACATGCGGACCTTGTCAGCATCATCGATCAGGTCAGCCCACTCATAGCTGTCCATCGTAACCATTCGCCTGGAATGGGGTGTTTCGACAATGGGGGTATCCCCATGCCGTGAGGTGCGCTTCACAGCGGCTGCGGCTCCGACCTGGTCGAAGAACGCTTTTTCACCTGTCACGCTCTCTTCAGATACGCCGCCCCGGAGAATGGAGCCACGCTGCTGCGAGAGAAGCTGGACATTGGTGCTGAACTGCTGGGAAAACGCGGTGGTGATTTGAGTAGACATTCTACTCTCCTTTCACGAAGCGTTTTGTTTTGCTCGCTACCCGGCGACCGCCGGACGAAAGGTTGTTGCAGTACGGATGCGCCGACCGGGGCCAGAGGCTTGTCCGGGTTTTTCAGTCAGGACCATTCTAGATCGGGCCGGGGCTTATCGATCTGTCCTTAGTCCTTTCCGAATCTATGTCAGGTGCTGGCCATCTCCTGATAGCGCAGTGATTCCTCAACATAAAACTGATGCTGCGGGTGCTTGTTGTCCCAGTATGGCGAGCCAGGTGCGCGCAGCTCGGTGAGCTTGTGCATAGCGTCTGTGGGCGTCATTGCATTTGGGCTTGAGATGCCCTCCAGACTATCCTCACCAATCCGCTGTTCGAGGAACTCGCCGATATTGACCATCATGCGGATCATGTCCGGGTGGTCACCCAAGAGCCGGCCATCGGCAAGCTCTATCTCTGTCATCTCTTGTTGACCAAAGTTAGCCAGAACAGCGTTCGCATTGCCCATGCGATCATCGAAGGCCTGGCCATATTCGCGCCGCAGCTCGGTTTCTGTGGCTTGGGTGAGCTGCTCTGCCTGTCCACTATCGACCTGACCGCTCTCGGCGATCATGCCGTTATAATCATTCAGCAGCTTTTGTGCTTGTCCTGGTGTTAGGCCGGCATTGTGCGCCGCGCCTTTGAACCAGTTGAGCATATCTGCATTTGGCTCTAGGCCTTCTCCTGGGTTGTTCTCCAGCTCATAGCCTTCCGGCGCTTCGGGCCGGCCGAGCTTGTCCCACACTGGCGCCCAGTCGTCATCTGTGGCGTGTCTGCCTGGTATGGCCACCTTGTCTGCGCCAATCATGGACTGGGCGTTGACATAAGACTTGGCTAGAGAGCCAACATCCTTGATGGATTCTAGTGATCTGTGACCCCGGATTTCCTCTGGGATGCTTGAGCGCCAATCATCGGCGACAGACTGGGTTACCTCTGGCTCAGCAGAGACCTCAGCTACCTGTTCTTCACTCATCGATTATCATATCCTCTAATGGTTTACGATCGCGCAGCATTGACTTGATGAACAGCACTACCGTGCGCTGGCCTTCACGATAGGCAGTCTCATGCGGGTCTGGTGAGAATGTCGAAGAATGTTCACAAAATCTCACGCCAAGGTCTTCAAGCAAACGCTCACCTTGAACTGTTGTGAACACCTCTTTGTAAAGCTCTATGGTATCTTCTGGCGTCATTGCTGTGGCTCACCAACGGCCCTGATAAATGGTGCGGCCTCACCGGCCGCCTGCGCTGCCTGCATGGCCTGCATAGCTTCTTGCTGTGCCTGCTGCTCGGCTGCGCGCTGCTGTCTAATCCGCACGACCTCATCCTCACCGCGCACTGCTGTGGCCGGCACAGACAGCACTCTGATCAGATGCTTTGCAAATCCATCCGCATCGATGTTGTCCAGTATGCTCGGATCTAGCTGCACCATTGGCTGCATTAGCTCCAGCAGGCGCATGGCTGACTGTATGTCGCCCTGACGCTGTGCCTTGGCGAGCGGTGACACATATTCAATATCTATGTTGCCATTCGCCATAAACTCAGGCGCTGGCGCAAAGACTTGCCGGCGCGCCAATATGTTATAGACGCGATTGATCAATGGTTGCAGCAGCTCGGCCTGCATCCGGCCCAGGACCGGACCAAGCAATCTCATTTTTTCTTCTGTCCTTTGGACCA